AAATTATTTTTACCACTTGCTATCAAAGTATTTTGATAAGTGTCTTTGTAATTTTTCATCATGTTTTTTTTGTTTATGATCTTGGTATAGCTGCCATAGTCCAACAGCTAAAGCAGTTATTATTATTAACAGTAATTGTTTCTCGCTACTCATATGTTTTCAAATAATTCTTTTGCGTGATTTTTTTTAAAACCACAAGACATAATTTCTTTTATAGCTTCATCTTTTGTTATAAGTGCTAAAGAATAATCCTCTTGTAAATTTATTATTAAATTAGTTAATTGTTCTTGTGTCAAATTCTCGTTACTCATTTGTCCTCCTTTATAATTCGTGTTTTTTTAATAAAGTTTCAAAATCTTTTCTTATATGAAACCTTGCGTCTAAATATGTATTTCTAGTATGTTTTTTTATAATAGTTATTAAATCTTCTACAAAATTTTTATCATCAGAAATACCCCTTGAAACTGATCCGTAGCCAATAGCTTTTTCAAAATCCTTAAAAGTAAAAATATAACCACATCCACAAAAACAATCATTTTTATAATCATTCCAATATGGATTAGCACTTTTGACCTCACCCCAATATTCTGTTTTACATTTTGGACAATATAAATTTTTACTCATTTGTCCCCCTTTTCTTTGTTATGCTTTTGATCTATGAACTTCATTACATGACCCCCAAGCCTTATGCTGTACTTAAATGGGTTCAGAGCTGACCAATTATCATTAGGATCGTTGTTAGATAGATCAACCCCATTCTTTTTCTTAACGTAGTCAATTAACCATTGAGATAGTTTATTTGTCATTTTTTCCCTCCTTTAAAATAATCTTCAATTATATTCATTATTTTATTATTCATTCTATTTACTTTTTTCCATTCAATACCTTCATCTTTATAAATAGACTCGTTATTTTCATAATGGTCTTGCATTATTTCAGAGAGATACTCTGTATATTTATCAACTGTTTTCATATTATCCCCTTGTATTTAATATGTGTTGCTCCAATATCATTGCCATTTCTAAACCATAGAAAAGCAAGAAATATATAAACGCAAAAAATATTAAACCTTCAATTATTGTTTTCATTATTCCCCCTCTATTTCTTCTACTTCATCCACTGATAAAGCATCTTCGTTGTAAGGATCACAAGCATCCCAATAATTTATATCTTTTTTTAAAGCAATTTTTTCAGCTTCATCTTGGTTTTTTGCTTTGACCTCTATTTCATATTGTGCAGTTTGTGTTTGACTTGCTACAATTTTATATTTTTTCATCTTCCCCCCTTGTTTGCTTTATAGATGCTATATTTGTATTCGCCTTTTTTGCTTTTAATAGGTATGAAAAAAGTATTTAAAAATTTTTCAGCCATATCAAAATCTGCAAACTCAGCGAGTACTTCGCTTTCATTTTTATAGGCATTTTCATTACAAATCATGTGCGTATCATTTGTAGAACAATGACCCATTGATAATATATATCTTTTATTTTTCATGTTATCCCCTTGTTAAGTTTATATTAGCCATTTTGGTTTATTATGCAACATCTTTTTCTTGTTCATCTAATAGCTTCCTACAAGTTTCCTCAACAGCATACCAAGCTAATAAATTTTTAAATTGTTTTAATGAGAAAACATTTTTAGCACCATTGAATTTACCAATAGTTTCTAAAATGTTGTTGCTTCCAAAGTTCTCATGTTCCTCATGAAGCATATCCCATATTTCACCTTCAAATTCATCATAGAATTTTACAGTATCACTGTAATAAATTAATGATGATACAGAACCATTTACACAACCATATTTTACAACTTCTTTTATGTTTAATGTTTCATCTTTTACTTTTTCAAGTACCCATTCTTTTATTGTTTTTTTAGTCATTGTTTTTTCCCTTCATTGTTGTGGGGGTTGTTACACCCCCTTTATTATTATTTAACTTCATCTTTATTTTTCCAAGTTCTACCACTCCAAGACGGAGTGTTCATAAAATCAACAAATTTATGTTGTGACTCTATAAAAGCGTCAAAAAATGCTATTCTTTGACTTTGATCTAAATTTTCTAAACTTTTAGAAAACTCGGGATATTTAGAAATAAATCTATGAACGATTACGTCTTTTTGTTTGTAATCAATTTGACTTACATCTAATTTTTTTAACATTTCATTGCTCATTGTTTTGTCCTTTGTTTGTTTTTTGTTCATAGCCAAATTGGTACAATATTATTAATTGTAGTCAAGCAAATAATTAGTTCAAAATGGGTCAAGATATTAGTGTGATATAAATGCAACACGTGATATTTATGCAACATGAAGTTTATTTATAATATTAAAGATGAGCAAGGCAATAAAGAAACATTACAAGCCATGAGCTATAAAAAATTATTAAAGCAGCTAAACAGCAAATACAAAGAAGGCGAAGTCATACAAGTTAAATACAAGAATAAAAAAGATCATGACTTGTTGAAGTATATTAAGATTGAGAAGGTTGAATAGTTGCAATTCAAATATATCAACGAGGTTGCCGATCTCTCGCAATATGAGCAACGGACACAATTAGAACACAATCAGCTTAAAAATAATGTTCCGATAAGTGATTGTTATCGGTAATCATTAATTATCATTAGTAATATTGTCATAGTGTTGCCATATTTTATGTTGCATACCCCCCCCATACGCCATAATGTAGTCGCATTATATTATATATATATACATGGGACTCGAGGACACCCTTACAGAGACAGACACTTATTCACCTTGGCAGACCATCCTTTCATTATTAGAATAATTACTATATGTAGTAGTATATGTGGAACTTTATACAAGATGATTTAACTTCAGTAGTATACATTGATCCAAAGAAACACACTTTGGTCATAAAGATATTTGGTTTACCTAACAATGAGTCAGCTGAGCTATATGCTAGTTATGCTATGAACTTAATGAATTTTGATTATGGCAGCACGACAGAAGATATGCCTAGTAAACTAATCCACTAAAAGATTATGCAGATCAAAATACCCTATACGCCAAGAAAGCATCAGGCTTTTCTTCATAGAGAAATATCAAGATTTAGATGGAATGTATTAGTTTGTCATAGGAGGTTCGGC